TCATCTTATACAGAGACAGTGAACTCTTCAAGAGATAACGGAACAACTTTCTTCTCACAAGTATTAACTTTGAACTTGAAGAAATTGACTAACTCTATGACTACACAATTAAAATTGTTAGCATATGGTAGACCGGTAGTAATTGTTTGGACTACAAATGGTGATGCATTAGTTGCAGGTTTAACAAAAGGTGCTGATTTAACTGGTGGAACTATTCAAACAGGTGCAGGATTAGGTGACTTATATGGTTACTCAATTACTATGACTGGTTTAGAACCATTACCAGCTCAGTTCATCTCTGGCTCTACAACAACTAACCCATTTGCAGGTGTAGGAAATCCTCCGACAGTTGTAACTGGAAGTGCTAACTAATCAAATTAGTTCGTAAATATATTTAAAGCAGAGTTCTCTACGGAGGATTCTGCTTTTTTTGTTTAATGATATTTATATTATGTGGTGTTAAATAAGAGATAATACGAGATAAATCATAGATAATGCAAACCTATTTCACATCTGGAAGTAACATATTTACTATTAGAACTAAACCTTTTAGTGGTAATTCAGTTACTATGTCATTACAAGATATGACAACACAAGTAAACTCAACTGCATCGTTGAGTGGAATCACTTATGATTCATATGAGAGTTTACTTTCATTTACTGCAAGTATCCAACAAACTAATACAGCACAGGAATTCAGAGCAACTTTAATTGGTGGTGAAACTGAAATATGGCATGGTTCAATCCAAGTATATGCATCACAATCTTATGAAGCAAATAGTAAATCAAATTATAGAAACCAAATCCCAGTAGATAGTAATATTGTATCACACACTTCTACTAATGAATATGTAATTTTAACATAATATGAATAAGGAAACTAAATTTTCAGTTGTCAATCTAACAAGAAACGATATACCTCAAATCCTTGAAGATACAAAAACTCGTTATCCATTTGTTCCATTCGGAATCTTTGGACACGATGATTTCTTCGAAGCAGTAACAATGGCATATAATACTTCTACAACCAACTCAGCTTGTGTTGAAGGTATTGCTGATTTAATCTTCGGTAAAGGATTGTATTCTAAAAAGGAAGGGTTTGATATCATCTTACAAAAGTTAATCCCTCAGGAAGAAACTAAACGTGTAGCTTTTGATTTAAAACTATATGGTAATGGTGCATATCAAGTGTATTGGAATGATGACCATACAAAGGTTATTAAGTTCTATCACGTACCAGTTCAGTATTTAAGAGCTGAAAAGATATACAACAATCCAAAGATTGAGAACTACTACTATTGCACTGATTGGCAAGACCAAAGAGCAATTAAGAATAAGAAAAAGATTCCTGCATTCGGAACATCTAATCAAAAGATGGAAATCCTTTATGTAAAAAATTACTCACCAGGTCTATATTACTATTCACTTCCAGATTGGACTCCAGCGTTGCAATTTTCCCTTGTTGAGGCAGAGTTGAGTAACTTACACATCAACAACATAGAAAATGGATTCTTGCCCGCTGTAATGATTAATTTCAACAATGGTATTCCTGCTCCGGAAGAAAGACAAACAATAGAAGACCTTCTTCAAGCAAAATTCACTGGAACAAAGAATGCTGGTAGATTTATGGTTTCGTTTAACGATTCAGCAGAAACTAAACCAACAATCGATGCAATTAACATAGAGAACTTAAATGAGAAATATGAATATGCAGCGAATTATGCACAAGATAGAATATTGGTTGCTCATAGAATTACATCCCCTTTATTATTCGGTATTAGAACTGCTAATAATGGTTTCTCTTCTCAATCAGAGGAGATGATGACTGCATTCTCTATCTTACAATCAATGACAGTTTCTCCATTCCAAAACTTAATCTTAAATGCATTAGATATGGCATTGAGTGAAGGTGGATGGGAAGATGCACAAATCTATTTTGACCAATTAACTCCATTAGCAATCTTATCTCAACAAGCAGAAGATACAGGTAAAACAATTTCAGAAGTTGCTGATGAAACTAATAAAGAAATGGAAAACCCTGCAACTACTGATGAAAGTGGTGATGAAACAACTACTGATATAAATAGACCAACTAACACACCAAAGAACGGAAACGGACCTGGTGAAGATACAACAATAATTAAAACATCAGGTGCATTCTTTGCTCAAGAGTATGAGATGTATGATGATTTTGGGAATAAATTAAACTAATACAATATGGCATACGCATTATTTATTACAAGAAACGATATAATCAAAAATTCTCCACTACAAGGAGCGATTGATGCCGATGCATTACTTCCATTCGTTCGCACAGCACAGGACAAATACTTAAAGAATCTTTTAGGAACAGTCCTATTTGCTTACTTACAAGCACAGATTGAAGCAAACACGGTAGGTGATTTGAGTATCTATTATCAAACTTTATTAGATGACCACATTAAGAATACCTTAATTTGGTATGCTTGTGTTGAATATATTCCATTCTCATCAATCCAATTCAAATCGAATGGTGCAGTTAAACAAAAGAGTGAACAAGGTGATGCTCCTGATAAGAAAGAGATAGATTATCTATTACAAAAGGCACAAGAGAATGGTGATTACTATGCATTGAGATTACAAAACTATTTGATTGCATATAGTAACAACATACCTCAATACTTACAATCAGTTGGTAACCAAACACAAATCTATCCAGACCAAACAAACCAATACTTTGGTGGGATTCAATTATAATAAATTATGAGCTATTTACAAAGTAATTCAGGTGTAAACTATACTCTATACTATAATGTTTTAGATTATTTTAAAACAATTATGGATAATCATCCTTCGATTGAACAAGTATCGCAAGGGGATATTTTTAGTGTAGATGATATACAATTTCCAATTTATCCAATTGGTAATGTAATGATTACGTCTGCAACATTTGGTGAATCAACTACTGAATATGGTATTCAATTGATTATAGCAGATAAGATTAAAAATAAGAATAACGAATCGGATGGTAGAACAAACGAACAGACAGTTGCATTTGAAGGTGTAGATGATTTGGTAGATATTCATGCAAACACTCTTGCAATCTTAAACGATTTATTATCTTTTACACAATATTCAGTTCAGAGTTTCCAAATTGTTGGAGATATTAGTAACGAACCATTTGCTGAAAGATTTAATAATGGATTAGCAGGTTGGGTTTCTACATTTACTCTTACTACACATAACAATAGACCACGCTGTTTGTATGATTTATATCCACAATCAGAATGGTAATCTATGGCAGGTGTAAGTTTCAAATCTCTTCGAGAAGTAGCAAAGGAGGTTCAATCGAATCTTCAAAAGTATGCTCCAATAGATACTGGTAATCTTCGTGCACAATTAAGAAGAAAAAATACTGTCAATACTATTATTGGTAAGAATGATTATGAGTTCAATGTTGAAACTAAATCATTTGATGTATCCATTTCAGTAGAAAATGCTCCAGATGGTGCAGAATATGGGCAATGGTTTAATGACCCACCCCCTGTAAAATCTGAAAGAAGACAATCTCTTAAAAGAACTGCAGAACGAAAAGGTAATTGGGATTTTGCTAAGAGAGCATTAGATGATGCAATCTATACACATTTAGAAAAATTTGCAGAAGAAATGGAACAAAAGATTGCTGAACAATTGGAAGAATCATTTAACAATTTATAGTATCACTAACTTTTTTTCAAAAGTAGGTTAAATAGTAAAAGAATTTAGTAATGTCATATTCATATATACAAACACCACCTTCATTTTCATTGGCACAATCGCCAATTATATTTTCGGTGTCTTCATCACAATATGTGAGTGAGACCAATTTCCAATATATTGGTGAATTAACTATTTGGACAGGAAGTTTAACTGATTCAGCAAGTGGTGATTTTTGGACATTAGCAAAATATCCATCAGCAGATGGACAAACTGGTATATTCGATGTAAGTAGAATTGTTGATTCAACTCTTACTCAACTTACACAACAAAATGTATCACCAGTAACATATTTCAAATTAGATTCATATTATAGATACTACGATGGTTCAACTTATGTAACAGGTAGTAGAATTGAATCTGCATTATACAAAGCGATTGATGGATATAAGATATTTCCTGAACAAATTGGAAGTGAGATAAATACATCAACTCCATTCTGGCCTATAATGACAGATGGCCCAGCAACTCAATCAGTAATGGCTGATAATGATGGTAGAATGGCAGTATATAGTGGATATTTAGGAGCAACACCTGGATTGGTTGCAGATAGATTAATCTATTCAGGCTCAAATGGTTCAACATATAGTTATGTAATAGCAACTGCTAACTCAACTAATACAAATGAACAAATCACATCGTTCCCAATGGCAATGCACGAACCTGATTTTCCTTTAACATTAACTGGATTAGATTCATATACAATACAAGCATATTACCAAACTTTACCAATTGGTCAATCAATTAAATGGGAAGTAGTATGTAATCAGAAATATCCTAATGTAAGAATTAAGTGGAAGAATAGATATGGTGAGTTTGATTACTTAAACTTTAATATGGTGAATCGTAAATCTATGGATTCTACCAAAAGAACATACCAACCACAATTAGGTAGTTGGCAAGGTAGAACTCTTTCGTATAACGAATATGATTCACAAACTCTTAACTACATCGTAGATTCTAAACAAAATATAATTGTAAACTCAAACTGGTTATCAGAAGATTACAATGATATATTAAAACAATTATTAGTAAGTAACGAAATATATTGGGATTTGGGTAATGATGAAGTTAAACCATTAACAATTATTACTTCAAATATACAATTCAAAACTGGCGTAGTGGATAAATTAATCCAATACTCATTTG